AAATCGTTGTAGGCCACCAGTTCATCAGCGGATGATGCACCACCGCGCGACTTGTAGATCACGGCACCTCTGGCGGTGATGGTGCTACTCGCCCAGCTCACAGCAGCAAAGCTGAGGGTGACGCGATCGTTAGCGGTGTCCTTGGTGACGGTGCAGGCGCTGGTTACGCCACCTGCTGTGTAGCCAGTGCCGCTGACTTCGTTGGTGACGTCATTGCGTTTGTCGTGTGTGTCCTTGTCGGGCGTGTAGCTGCTAGTGACCAGCATCACCTTAAAGGTGTCAGTGTCGAAGTCGATGGCCCCACGGGCCATGTCATCAACGGCTGAGTTGTAGATCAGGCTGGCCATAGTTAATGCTCAGGTGGTTTCATTCTGCCGAGGTGGCAGGCGGCTGCGGCCATGTGATGTCGAACGGGTTAGCGACATCAGCCAGGTCGCGCAGGTCCTGGCGGTAGGTGGCCCATGCGTCACGATCAGCGCCGAGGTCGTAGTCAGCAATCTGCGTCCAGTCGCTGGCCTTGAGCAGCTCGATGCGCTGATTGCGGACCTTGGCGTGCTGCGTTTGCAGCTCGTTGAAGCTGTAGGGACGCACCACGAAGGCGCTGCCGTCCCAGTCGATTGTCTCCAGCTTCGGGTTGCACTCGGGGCGCTGGTAGGGGCCGCTGTACCCGGCACGCTCCAGCTCGTCAGGCGTGAAGGTGGCGCGGTCGGTGCGGGTGCTGCCGTCCGCAAAGCGGATCCGGTGCGGCAGAGGCGCTGGAGCGGTGGCGTTGTGGGAGTAGAGCATCAGCCGTTCGGGAATGCTGCAGTTGGTGCGGTGAAGTTGGCGGTATAGCGGGCGACGCCTTTGGTGATGCGGAGGTCGTCGATGTAGCCTGTCAAAAAGACTGGATCAAGTACCCGTCCAATGTATGCAGTGCTGCCGGTAGAATCTAGATTGCCTGAATTAGTAACCGTTGTTGTATCTTTGACGCCATCAACGAAACATGCAATAGTGCTTCCGCTTCTTGTCCATGCAATGTGCGTCCAAGTGTTAAGAGATACGCTTGTAGATGTTCCAGTTAGACGTGCGCCGCTGTTGCTGCTGACATGATCTAGACGGAGTGTCCCGGATACGTTGTAAACCCCAAAAGCAAGATTGTCAAAGCTTGAGGTAGCCCTAGTGTCTATAATGCCGCTGTATGTGCCAACGCTAGTAATGTAAACCCAGCATTCTACGGTAAAATCGCCGGTTCCAAATTGGAATGGCGTCATTGTAGTTGTGGAAATGCTGTCTCCTGTTCCATCAAAGTAACCGCTTGCGCCACCAAATTTGTTTTGCGCTGTGCTGATCTGAGCATCTCCGTTTGCGGTGAAAGTAACAGCGCTACTGCTAGAATCTGTAAACGTCGTGCTGCCGTTGCTGCCATCCATGTGGAGCAGCAGAGAAACATCGGAAAAATAAGGATCCCCATACCAAATGCCAGCGCGTTCTGCCACGCTCTGCTCATTCTGAAACCACAGCCCTGATGCTGCGCTGTTTGTTGGTGTGCGCCTGACACCCATCAAACCGCCGTTGAAGCCGAGCATCAGCTGATGTCCTCGTAGGAGATGACCAGCTCCAAGTCGCTGGCAGCGCTGGCCTGTGCGCGGAGGCTGTGGCCTTCCTCCAGATAGATGTAAGCCTCGCGGGTTACGAGCACCTGCGTGGCATCAGCTGGCACGGTGATCGTCTTGCCGATGGCGAAGCCGGTGGTGCCGTTGTAGTGCTCCAGGCTGATGTCCGCTGGGTTGGTGCCGTCCACGTTGGCGCAGTACACCGAATTGATTTTCAGCACCTTGCCGCTGCTGGCGCCATTGCTCAGCGCTGCAGCCATCGAGGTGGTGACGGCATAGCCAACCGTCTTGCCGGTGACGGTTGTGACGGAGCTGCCTGATTTGATGTTTGGTGCAGCCATGGCAACGTCTTACCTGTTTTCAGTATAGAAAGCCTAGAAGGGCAGAATGTCGTTAGCTTGCCATTCCCAGTCCAGCCAATACGGCGCACCGCCGCTGGTTGCATTGCCATCGGCTGCACCTGGTGTGAAGGTTGCAAGGATCGCCCAATCCCGGCGGCTGGTTTGCACGTTCGTGCCATTGGTAAACGCGCCGCCGTCGAAGATGGCCACAACCTGCAGCGTGAACCCAGCGGCGACCGGACTGTTTGGCTGACCAAAGGCTGCACCCGCTGCGAGCGTGCATGTGATCTGTAGCTCCAGGCCGCCCACCGTGGCGCCTTCGCCTGGCACAGATTCCAGTGTCAGCGTGACATTATGCCGTGGCCCGCAGAAGTCCTCAACCTGCGGCGGTTCGATGTAACGCCAGGCATAGCCGGACAATGTGTAGTCAGCGGCTGTGACGCCTGACAGCAGCGTGGATGGAATATCGAATGACAGGTAGTTGCCCTGTTGGCCGTTGTAGTGGCTCAGGATTGACAGCATCTGAGCTTCGGTGATAGCGATGAAGCTCACTCTCAGTTGGCTGGACAGCATGACGGTGCTGTTCCGCACCCTGGCCTGCTGGCCGCCAAGCCCTGTAAACGCTGAGTGCGGGTAATCACCTGGCGTGAAGGTGCGGCTGCTGGGTGCTAGTGCAGGGAAGGTTGCCATGTCACCACTTACCCAAAGGACAGGAAGCCATCGGGATGCGTGCCTTGAGCTGCATCAGGCAGCCGCAAATCCTGCACTGCCACTGCGGCAGTAGCAGCTGCTCACAGGATTTGCAGATAGCGAGACGGCTTTCCATCAGACTGTTGTGTAGTCGATAACGACCGTACCGTTTCGCTTGGCATTCTTCAGCGTAACGATTGGGGTGACAGTCCATGGCTCGTTGGGTGTGCCACCAGTTCCACCGTTGAATGTGCAATAGTTCGGCATTGTGTAGCTAGGTGGCGGACCGAGCGGCGGCTGAAGGGTGTAGGCAGTGGTGACAGCGTTAGAACTATTGCGGATGTACATTGGCCGCGTCTGTGATACAGCATCATATTCACCGATCCACATCGGCTCTCCATAGCTTGTAAAGCATTGCTCACCACCTGATGATCCAAGTGGATAGAAACAACTGACGCTGAAGCACGTTTCAAACGTCAATACACCAGTAGTGCCAACAGTTCCTGATCCCATTGTTGCGCTGCTGCTGCTCTTGGTGCCATCTAGGCATTCGATCACATTCAAATACTCGTTGCCCTGATCGCCAAATAGTACAAAGCTGCCGGGGTCGCCGCCGGCGCCACTCAGCTGCAGCTGTGGCGTTCCGGGCTGGTTGAGCCGGGCTTCGTCGATGTAAAGCACCGTGCTGTTTGCCACGTCAATCTGCGATACCAGAACGCCATTGACGTACCAGGACGAAACGGCAACGCCACCACCAGGGCAGGGAGCATTGGGCCTGATCAGCGTGCCTTGGCCGATCGGGTCGGTGCCGGTGCTGCTGGTGCCGTTGTACGACAGGAACGGCTGCGGCTCATACGGATCCGGTGGATTTGTCTCTGCAGCACCAGGAGGCGATTCAATGCCGCCTGTCAGGCTTGACCCGAAGTCGAGTGGTGTGCCATTCGTGAACGTCTCAGCTGGCACGCTGGTATCTGTGCTGCTGTTGATGTCGCAGCCAACGCCGCTCTTGTTGCTGGTTAGCACCACGCCTGATCCAACGGCTGCTGCCACATCAACAGCCACCAAGCTGCGGCCTTGGCTGTCAACCGGGAAGTGCGTCAGCTCCAGTGTCAGATCGCCGCGCAGTGTCTTGGTTACGCGGTTCAGCTCATACAGGAAGTCATGATCGACGCTTGCCGTTCCGCTGGCAGCACGGGTCAGCGTCACCCGCACAATGTCGCCAGGCTCCAGCAGGGTGTTGAAGACACCAGGGCGGCAGGAGAAGCGCAGGGTATGGGTGATGTACTTGCGCCTGGCCAAGATGTAGGCGCCAGCTTTCACGGCATGATTCTCGACTGTGCAGAACGCGCTCATGTCGTGCTGCTCAAACGGACCATTTAATGCCGTCTGGCCATAGCGCACTTCAGCGGTGCGGATGATGCCGAAGTCATCAGTCAGCTGCTGACGCCAAAGCATCTGAGCACAGAACGGCTTGCGATCTGCCAATGGGGTGTAAGTAATCTCAAAGCTGCCGGGCAGTACGTGCTCCTCTGTAAACGTAAATTCCCAGTTGATAGAGCCTGTATTGATTGTGTAATCGTTATTGATTGGCAGCAGTGGCCGCAAGCCACGTTTGCCTAGGTTTCTGGTTTCAGTCACCAAGAGGTAAGGCGAGAACCTTGCCAGAAGGTCTGGTAGGTTTGTGCTCTCTTTCAGGTTGACATCACAGTTGAACCGATTGGTGTTCAAGAAATTAGCCGCTCGCGTCAGTGCCGTTGTATCGACCAGCGTGCTCGGGATCTTGCTGCTATTGATCAGGCACCAGTGCACAAGGTCGGCATAGTTGTTGCTTGATCCGGTGACGTTATCCACCAGCCGGGTGACAATCATTCCATTGCGGATAAAGCAATGAACCTGACGGTTCCATTGGTCGAAGCCGTTCGGGATGGTCACGCTGAAGCTCAGCGTGCTCATGTCGGAATAGACGCCTACGGTGCCGCAGTAGTAGCTGGCTTCAGGCATCGTGTAGCCTGCGCGGGCCACGATCACGTTGCCTGGTGTCCAGGTGCCGGCGCGGCGGTTGTAGGTCTGGCTGAAGCTGCCAACCCTGCAACTGCGCTGGAACATGTCGCGCACTTGGATGCTGCCGATCTGCCCTTCACTCAAGACGAGGTGGTAATAGGCCGTGACGTTGTTGGTGGCGTCATTTTCAAACCGGCATTCAGATGCACCAGGGCTGATCAGAACACCGCCAGTGCCGTTGGTTTCATCGCGGCGGCAGAAGACGATCGGCACCGGCTCACCAATCACGATCGAGCGCTGTTGCGTGTCCAGTTGGCTGGAGCCTTCAGCAGCGCCTTCACTCAGTGGCGGTTGAACCTGCCCTGCCTCGATAGCCAATAGCGCCAGCGGGTCAGCGGTGGTGATGATGTTCACAGCCTGCACCCCTTGCCGATCAATGCCGTGGTGAATGTGCGCGGTGGAATCTGCGCTCCAACCGGCGCCAAGCTGGTGCCCAGCTGCATCGTGATTGAAGTGAAGCTGCCGTTGGCGCTCACCAGTTCGCCGTTGTACTGCGCGACCAGCTCCTGGCCGGTCTGTGGCGTGACATTGCCCAGTACGGGATCGAACTGGTAGATGAGCAGCTCCACCAGGCGGGCATCACGCAGCGCGGTGGTGACTGCAGTCATTACCAGGCTGGTGGCTGGCAGCGTGATGCTGATGCCGCTCTCATCGCCGGTTTGTCCTGCCGTGATGCCATCAGCCTCAAACGGCTGGTAGTTCCACTGTGCGCTGTTCCATGTGACGGTGGCGTGCGCGTAGTAGGACTGCCAGCGGGTGTAGGAGACACCGGCGCTGTCATAGATCCTGAGGTACTGGGATTGAGCGCGTGCCATTGGTTAGCGGATCCCCAGCGCAGTGCGTGCTGCTGGCGTGCGGATGCGGCCCAGCACACCCTCGGCGGTCGCTCGCATGGCACGTTCCATGTCGGTCACGGTGACGTAGCGCTGGCCATCGAACTCCATCACTGGGCCGGTGGTGATGTTGATCGTGGGTGTGCCGCCTGATGCAGCACCTGCCAGCACTGCGCCGCCACGAGCACCTGCCAGGTAGTTGCTACTGGCCGCGGCCATCTTGGATTCGGGCACCACGTACTCGCGCTCGCCGCCTTCGCCTACCATCGCCAGCGTTGGCCGGTTCACCACGCCGCCTTGCGCAAAGGCTGGCACGCTCAGGGTTGGCACTAGCGGGATGTCAGGTGCCGGCAGTCGGTTGAACGCACGGATCAGCACATTGATCAGTCCTGCCGCAAAGTTCACTCGATCGGCCAGATACTGCAGCACGCTACGAAAGACATTCTTGATTGTGGCAACCACCGTTTGAAATGCGCCGCCAATCGCGCTGCCGATCTTGCCGAAGATAGCCACTGCGCCATCGTAGAGCCCCTTGAAGAATCCAAGAATTGGCCTTACGTAGTAGTCCATGTAAGCCTGCGCACCAGCCTTTAATAGATCGCCGATCGTATTAAAGGCTCCGCCAATGAAATTCACCACAGCATTGAACGCTGCGCCAATCTGATCGCGGAATGCGTAGATCGCAACGCCAGCTGCAACCAGCAGCGCCACGATGCCAACTGGGCCAGTGATCAGCACGATGAATGCTGTGGCGATGCCAGCGATGACGCTGCCTGCACTGGCCAACACGCCACCAGCTGCGAACAGGCCAGCAATCGCGCTGCCGATTGAGATGATGGCAGAGATCGCGGGGGCCAATGCAACCAGAGCCGTGAGCAATCCGCCGATCACCAGCAGCGTGGCCTGCACCGGCTCTGGCAATGCCGTGAACGCATTGATGATGCCAACGATCCCCTGCGCAATGCTTGTAATTGCAGGCAGCAGTGCTGTGACTGCTTCGTTGAATGGTCCGCTCAGGCTGCGGCCGATTGCATTCAATGAATCATTGAACTCATCAGCTGACTTCGCCATGTCGCCAGAGATCGTGGCTTGATATTGCTCAAGCGCGGCGCGGCCTTGATTCAACATTGGAATCAGCTCAACGCCAGACTTGCCGAATAGCTGCATCGCAAGCGCAGACTTCTCAGCGCCATCTGGCATCTTGGCGAAACGATCTGAGATCTCAAGCATTACAGCATCAAGGCTGCGAACCTTGCCCTGCGCATCTCTGGTTGCAACACCGATACCGAAAAGTGCCTTGCTGGCGGCAGAGCTTGGATCGGTGATGCGCTTGGCAAGTTGCCCCATGCCCTTGGCGACACCTTCAATGCTGCTGCCGCTATCCTGCGCTGCCTGCCCAAACCTGCTGAGCGATTCCACGGCCACGCCAGTGCGCTGGCTCATGTCATTCAAATTGTCTGCCGCATCAATCGAGCCCTTGGCGATTGCGGTCAGGCCTGCAACAGCCCCAACTGGCAGCAGCGCACCCATCAATCCGCCGACGCCTTTGGCAGCCTGCCCCATGCGGCCGAGCCCGCCGCCCGTTGCTCCGGCTTGCTTGTTCAGGTTGCCAAGGCTGCGGCTGAGGCCGTCGATCTCGCCCTGGCCTTGAACATCTGCCTTTACCTTGAGGATCGCGTCAAGCTTCACGGCTAGCCAGTCGCAGGATTTCAGCCTCGATGATCTGCAGATCGTTCAGCATCGCAGATTCATCCGCCACTGACCGCAGTCTAAACAGCCACGCCACTGCGCCATAGTCCAACCCGATCAGGCCGCCAGGGCCGGTGCGCCATTGCGTCTGACAGTCGAGGAACATCATCAGCGCAGGCCACGCATCAGGTTCAACCTCGAAGTGCTCGGGTTGGCCGGGTTCAAATCCGACCACGCCAAGCACTGCGGCATCATCTGCAGTTTTGTCGATCACGCCGCCCTTGACCCAATGATGGGCGGCGTCCTTTAGTTTTTTGCTTTGTTGCCGGTCACGCTCTCGAAGTACGCCACCACAATGGCGCTGGCGACTGCCGGGATGTTCAACAGCTCAGCCTTGCTGGCGGCAGTGAATGGCACATCCTCGCCGTCCTCATCCTGCACATTGATCCAGCCGGCCAGTACCTCATCAGCTACTGATTGGTCGGTCAGCTCGATGCCATCATCGCCGCGCTGCTTTGCCCTGAACAGGTCTTGGATCTCGTTGATCCGCGTCTGCGCCAGTCGGTTGAATCGCGCGTCAAAGGTCTGCTTCTCGTAGCGCCCGCCATCAATCGGCAGGCGCAGCACCACCGGCCACTCATAGGTGGCCGACTTCTTCAGGACAAATGCCATGCAGGATCAGGAGAAGGTAAGGACAACTTCATCGTTGCCGGCGCCGGTTGGGATTGCCACGTAGGGCAGGTTCAGCATTTGCACGCCGTCCTGGTCAGCATAGGTCGGGTTGCTGATGTCCACCTTGGGCGCCACCAGCGAGACCCGATTGCCAGCGGTTGTGCCATGTAGCAGCG